TACCAAATCTTAATCTATCGTTATCATCAAAGTCTATATTGTTTCCACTGGTAGTATTACCATTTGCTAAAACTTCAGATAAAGTATCTACTGTTGCAACTTGGCTATCAACATAAGCTTTTACTGATTGTTGTGATGGAAGTTTTGTGGCACTGTTAGACGCCATGTTGTCTTCATCAATAATCCAGTTGTTTGTAATTCTTGTATCTACTCTTGCATCAGTAAAGTAAAGATTGCTAGAACCTTCTGATAAATTATCAGTGTCTTTTGTTCCTAATCTAGTATCAAAATCATTATTGGCTCTCGCTGACGTATAATATAAATTACTAGAACCTTCGCTTAAACTGTCTGTATTGTGATTACTTAATGTACTTATAGTTCCAGTAACATTACCTGTTAAATTACCTTCAAAAGTTCCTGCAACAAATGTTTCTGAACCTACAGTCCATTTATCATCGCTCTCATCCCAAACTAAAGTTTTATTATTTTGAGTTCCTCTTTCAATTTCAATACCACCATCTTCAGTAGGTGTTGTGCCTGTAAAATTACTATTAAGAACAATTTGATTGTCAGCTAAATTAATTGTTTCTGTATTAACAATAGTCTGAGTACCACTAACAGTTAAATCACCATCAACAACTAAGTTACCATCAATTTGTGCATTACCTGCAACATCAATAGCACTTAATGAACCACCAGATACATAAGTATCAACTCTTGCGTCTGTGTAATATAAATTACTTCCTTCAGCTAAGTCTGATGTAGTCTTATTACTTAAATTTAAATTTGAACCTGTTTGAGCATTAACTCTAGCGTCTGCTCTTGCATCTGTATAATAAAGATTAGTTCCTTCTGCTAAGTCTGATGTAGATTTAGTTGCAAGTCTAGTATCGAAATCTGCGTTAGCTCTTGCTGATGTATAATAAAGATTAGTTCCTTCAGCTAAGTCTGATGTAGTATTATTTGCTAAGTGTGTTGAACTATCAACGCTTAATGTAATAGCGCCTGCTGTTCCACCTCCACTTAATCCTGTACCTGCACTAACAGATGTAATATCTGCTTCTGTAGTATTTAAAGTTTTCCAAGCTGTTCCGTCATAATATCGAAGAACACTATCTCCTGTTACAAAAGCTAAATCTCCTGCATCAAGACTGGTTGTTGGATTAGTAGCTGTAATTCTGTATCTGTTTGCAAATGAATTAACATCTGTAATATTACTTGCAACAATACCAATATTAGAAACATTGGTTGGTGTACCCAATGTATTCATATCAGTAATAACACTAGCAACACCTAATAATCCTATCTGAGTGCTGTATGGAGCTAATGTATTAATATTAGTTTTGTCTGAAGGTGATAACCAAGTATTTTCTAAATAATGTTTTGTAACTGCATCTTGGTTATTTACTGGATTAGCTACATTAATAATTCTTCTATTTCCTGCATCATAAACATTACTATTATTTAGACTTAGGTTAGACGATACTTCATCTTTAGTTTCTTGAGCTATAAAGAAGTTTTGGTCTGCTGATTGGTCTAAGTCAGATGAAGTTAAAACTGAACCATCTTGGAAATCAGTTAACCTTAAATTATCTGGGGTAACCCTTTGGATAGTAACAATAGCACCGCTCGCAGGTGTACTTGAAAGTGTTACCTGGCTAGGTGTAGGAAATGTAATATTAGTGTCTTCAACTCCATCGACATAAGCTTTTATATGGCTTAGTGCGATATATGGAAATGAGAATGAAAACGTAGGTGTTGAGCCATTAGACGTGTAGCTCACTCTAGCTAAGAATGACATCCTTTTTATATATCTAAACTGTCCTGTTTTGGATTATTTGGTTTTGTTTATAAAGTCGTAAATACCTCTGTCGAAATCTACTGGGTATTGGTTTGTTGCTCCACTAATACCTCTTAATAAATCTTTTTGAATGTAACTATCAGATAATGAAATTTCTGGATTTTGTACTGATTTAAACTCATCACTGTATTGAATATCTGTAAAAGCTAATTCTCTATAGAATTTAACTTTGTCATAAATCATAATTTGTTTACCACCTAATGCTCTATTGTTTGCATCAATAGTTATTTTAGATGGAGCAGATTTATAGTCTTCTGTTTCAATTAATTCTTCTAATTCTTGCCTTAAACCAGATTGACCAACTTTTTCATTATAAACTTCAAATGCTGTTTTACCTTCTTTGTTTACAAACTGAGTAAGGTCTACTCCATTTTTAACTTTCTCTAAAGTTGGAATAGCAATCTCATCGTCTACTAATGCTTGGGCAACTTTATCTTTTTTAATTGTTTGTACTGTAAACGGATTAATTGCATTGTTTATAAATCTAGCAACTGCATTACCTTGGTAAGTAATAGGCTCTCCTAACATATTATATTTTTTAGGTAACACTCTTGAATTTATTTTCTTTTTTGCTGTATCAACTAATCCTTCTGCATCTCTCATAAATGGGTCGTTAGAAACTTTAGTTAATATGTTTGGCCAGTATGAAGCTAATTTATTATTAATCCACCATGCACCTCTACCCTGGACTGCTTCACCATCTAAAGATTTTAAAGCATCAATTAAACCTCTAAGATAAGTTTTTGATGCAATATTTTTAAAGATTGATTTATAACCTGCTACAACAAAGTTCTGCATTTTGTCCGTAAAGCCTAGTTGCTCCTCTGCTCCGCCTTCCATTTGTTTTACAATGTGAGCTAATAAATTATTTTCTACTTTTTCTCTTTCACGCTCGTCTAAATCTTGATAAATTTGAGTGTAGTCTGCAACAACACCTATTAACATTCCTACAGGGTCTAATCTTCCATATTGAATGTAAGTATCTGTACCAGGTATTTTTAATGAATATGGAACAAAACCTTGGGACTGTTGTATTGCTTTTATATTTTTATCTGGATGATAACCGCCAGTTATATTTCCAGACATTACAAATAAAGATGTTGCACCTAATATTGTAGTACCAACTGCAATTCTTCCTCTAGTCTCAGCAATCTTAACAGCATCTCTACTTCTACCTGTGAAGTTCGCAAAGTTTTCTTTACCTATAATACCTAAAGGTGTTCTTTGAATAGCTTGAATTGCAAGGTTAGAAGGTGTTTTAACAAAAGGTAATATTTGTTTTAAAATTGGCGCTTCATTAACCATGTTCTGAACATGACCTAAAACACCATCTAAATCTTTTGTAAAAGTAACTTCTTGAGCATATCTAGCGGCTTCTTTATCTATGCCAATTAAACCTGTTTCATCAAATCCTTGTCTAACTCTATTGGCTACCATTTGGTCAAATTCAGTTATTTCTTTACCATTTGGTAATTTACCAACAACTTTAGTTCTTGATGCTCCCGCTTCTAAAGCTTCTCTTACTGCTGTTTCTGATAAGTGACTTCTGTAAGTAATTTGTTTAAAAAATTCATCGACTGCTGTTAATCCTCTTAAAGGTATTCTTGCCATTTTTGCATATTTGCTATTACCTAAAGCTTTAGTGTTAGTGTCAAACTTTGTGCTACCCCCAAATAAAATACTATCTTCATCATTAAATGCTTTTTTCATAAATGTAATAGCATCAGTTAGATAATTTTTATAACCTGCCATAAGCGAAGTTCCTCTTTCATATTGAGCTTGAACTTGTTTTGCTGTTTGTGGGTCTAATCCCCATGTAAGTTTTGAACCAACCATTAAATCAATTGGTTTCATAAACATATTAACACCTGTAGATATTGCGTTTACTACCTGTGTTTTAGGCAAAGATAGTGCCGCAATCATCCAGGCTTCGTTCATTACATTCCAAAATTTATTTCTAAATATAAAATCGGTAACTCTTTGAATACTGTTTTTATCTTTTGTCATAGCAATTGCTTTTTTGAAATCAGCAAAATTACCATTCCAAGTATCCATGTTTCTAACTAATTTAAGAATAGATTCTGAACCTAAATCATATTCAGTTACAGCATCTTTTAAAACACTTCGTAATCTTAAACCTCTACCAAGATTAGATGTTATTTTTTCATCAAATCTTAATAATCTCATTAATAATGCTGTAGTAAGTTTCATATCATTGTCTGTGTACTTACCATCAACATTCTTAACCATTTTATATAAAGCGTCTGCTAGGTTTTGTTGAATTTGTTGTGAAGCATACATATACTTCAAACCATCTTGTAACTTGTTGCCAAGTTGCCCTAGCATTTTTGTTGTTTGGATTATATCTCCACCATGTTTTCTTGCCTGGTTTTCAATAATCTTATCTCCCATTACATCAAAAGCTCTTTCACTTCTTACTACTTTTTGTAATGCTTCAAGAACAACTACACCAAAATTACTATCTGCGTATGCTCTTGGTGATAATTTAAAATCTAAACTTTCACCTAAGTTAGTTCTCCAATCTAAAGTTTTCTTGGCTCCACCAGATGCAACATTTTCTCTTGCACTATTTATAAAATTATCAAATGTATTTATTATTTCTTCATTTAAGTCGTCTGCTGTAGCTTTCTCTTTTAAAGTTTCTACTGTGTCTGCTATTTTTTGATTTTTAGCTTCAGCTTTAACTTTTTTTGCTTCACTTAATTTACCTTTTAAGTCTGAAGTAAAATCTGCTTTTTTAGCAAATTCTGGATTTGTCTCTCCTAATAACCTATCTTCTACTTCTTTTAATTTGGCTGTATCAACTTTCTCACCAGTTATTGATTTTCTATTATATTTTATAAATTTTGCTGTATCTACAAAGTCACTTTTAAATTTTGAAAATTTATCTTTTACTGCGGGTGATACTGCTTGAACTCCTCTACCTAATCCCTCAAATATTCCACCTATTATAAGACCTTCTAAAGCGTTCTTCATTCTTGCTTCATACCAAGTCTCCTCTTTGCCTTCTGAAGACAGATAATCAAATAAAGGATTTTGTAATGATGGAAAATGAGTATTAACCATATCTACAAATCTTCCTGTATTTTCGTCAAAAGCAATAAGGTCAGCTCCCGCTCCTTTTGCTAATGAACCTGCTATCTTGCCTGTTGTAGTTGTTGCCTTTACAAAACTTAATGGTTTTGTTGCATACCAACCAGACATGAATTGAGAAACACCTCTAGTAAAGGCTCCTAATTTTGTATCAGCATCATCTACATCTGGTAATTCATAAGCATCATCTTCGCCTATTTTTCCAAAACCTACATATCCAAGGCCATCTTCTTTTAATTGTTTTTTACTTTTAATTCCAATAATCCCGTTGTTTGCATTGTCACCAAAAACAACTGCATTATCCATAAAGTTATCATCATCACCACTTTCTTGAATATCTTCTGCAAGACCAATAGCTGATTGACCTGCATCCCTTATTCCTCCAACAACTTGTAAAGGAATATCTGTAACCCAACCTCTTTTATCATCTGTAGGTAATTCTGAATTAGTTTCTTGTTCTGCTATTTCAGTATCAGTAACTTTGTTAGTTACAGTCTGTTTTAAAATTTCTTCTTCTATTTGCTCTGGTGTGAAATTATCTGGAAAAATATAAGTCTTTCCATCACGTTCAATTGTTTGTGCCATTATTCAGGTTTCCTTAAGGTTATTCCGTATCGAGCTACAAGTTTTCTCAATAATGAGTTGGCTTGACCAGATGATGTAGAAAATATTAGACTGTTTTGTAAACTTTCACCTAATATTAAATATACTTCAGCATCTAATTTTTTTTGTATTTCGTATGGGTCAATTTCTAAATTTTTAATACTATTAAAATAATTAATTACTTTTGTTTCAAACTCTAATTCAAGTAATGGTATTTCTGTTTTTAATGATGGAATTTGAGCAAGTTCTGGACTTTTAAAAAACTTTCTTAATTTTACGAATGGTCTACTTTGTTTAAAAAAAGTATTATCCTTAAGAATGTCATAATTATCACCTGTCTTTCTAAAGGTTTCAAAATCATCTAATGTTAATTCACCATTATTTAAAAATTCTATTGCTTTTTCTTTTACACCATAAGGATTTGTTTCCTTCATGCTATACAATTCTAAAATTGCACTTGGTGCAGATGTAGTTACTTTAGAAGCATTTTGTATTCCATTATGAAAACGTAATAAAAAAGATTTTTCTTTTGCTGAATATTTATCAGTAGAAAATTCACCATCCTCTTCAATAGTTTCCATTAAATCATATATATTAAAACTTGCACCTGCACTTTCTTTAAAACCGAAGTAATCGTTTTCTAATCTGCTTTCCATTAGCTTTTTATTTTGGACAGCTAAAGTATTTTCTTTTTCTAAATACAAAAGTTCTTTAGCACCAAGTTCATTTAATAATTTCTTTTGGATAAACTTAACTCTGTTACCACCTGCAAAGTCACCTGTACCTAGTTGTAGTGTAGAAAGACTGTTTACAATTTTTCTAGCATAATCAAAACCCTCTGGAGAATTTACAGCTTGAACATAATTATTTAATCCACCTAATAATAGCTCGTTTGCCATTATAGGATTTTTAGTTAATGAAATATAATCTGATGTTTCTTTTTTAATGTAATTGTGGACTTCATCGACAGATGACTGTTTATATTGAAAATCTATAAAACTACCTGCATAACTTTTAATAGCTAAATCTTTAGTGTTATTTTCAATATTTTTATATCTTGTATCATTATGTCTTGTTTCAAGAGCATCTCTGTATTTAGATGTATTTGAAAAAAAGGCTTTATTTAATGCTAATGGGTCGTACCCATCTAAGTTATTGTTTTTATAAAAATCTTTAAGTTCCGCTTCATAAGCACTTTTTAAAGCACCAGGACTTAGTTGATTAGCTAAGTCATTATCAATGTAATAATTATCAAATTTGTTTTGAAAATCTCTTGCCTTAGTCTCTAAGTCTAATTCCATCATTTTGTTAAAATAATGTGGGTTAGCGCCAGCAGGTATCTTCTTATTTTTAACTAAAGATGCGAAAGCATTTTTATTTAAATTGTAATCTTCTACAGCTTTACTTTCGTTTAATCTTTTATCTTCAATTTTATCAATAACATCGTAGTTAGCTAATGTAGGAACAATATTTGATAATGATGATATTAAGTCCTGGACAGCAGGATTTTGTGGTGCTGTTTGTGGTTTAAAAAATAAATTAGCATCATTAACTAAACCTTCTGGTAGCACATATCCTAAATCAAATTGTGGGTCTGTTATTTTTTTTGCCATTACATTCTATCCATGTCGTATTCTGTTAAGTCTTCGTAACTGTATTTAGATGAAGTTAAATCGTTAGCAGATAATTTATTTTTATAATCAACGTGTGCTTTAGCATAATTTAATCCTGCCGCTAATGCTGAAGCTCCTCTATTTACAGTTGGAACAAACGCTGTTTGACTTTCATACATTGTATTTAAATTTGAATAATTAGTTTGAAAATTTTGAGCATCAAATTTAATGTTTCCAAATATTGAACTTCTTATGTCACCAATATTATTTTGAAAATTATTTAATAAGAATTGGTATGTGTTACTACTTCGTGAGATACCTCTATCAGATGCTAAAAACTTAGCTTTGTTTGCTCTAGCCTTCTTCTCTTTTATACTTAATACTTTTAAATTCTTTTTTGTTTTTCGAATTAAGTTTTGTTGAAGTGCAATTCGTTTGTTTTGAAGATTTTTATTTGCAATTTCGTTCTGCCTCAATGCGGCATCTCTCTGCGCTTTTTGAGCTTGAACAGATTGTTGATACTGCATGGCCGATGATGCGGCCGCTACTACTAAAGTTGGATTACACATTATAATTTTACAAATTCGTAAAAAGATAATTGTTCTATTCCATAATGTTTATGCTTTTTAATAAATGTAAAACCCATCCATTTTAACCAACGAATGTGTAATTCATTTCTAGCATCCACATAATTATGAAGTAGAAGAAAATTATTTTTTAATACTTTGAATACTCCTTGACAGTTCTTTAAAAAAGAAACTGATATTTTTTTTAGGTCTGGTGTGCCGACCATCCATATTGAACCTATTAGTCCATTAGGTACTACACCTAACATAGCAACAATTTTATTATTCTTATCGCAAATGACTAATGGTACTTGACTTGCTTTTAAACCATGTACTAAAGATAATAATGGAGGCAAACCAGTTGTTGCTTGTATTTCTCTATAATCATCTTCTCTAAGATTATCAGCTAAATATAAACAATCTTGTTCTGTAGCTAATCTTAAATATGGTCTAATTACTTCTTGATTGGGATACATAATATCCTTCCCACTCTGCATTTACAAAGTTTGAAGGTAGATGTGTGTCGTTAAATAATTCAACAATTAAATTTTCATTTCTACTTTGAACAGCAAAATTAAAGAAACCATCTTCTAAATTTACTGTGCCTGCTGTACCTGCTCCCAAAGTTAATGCTGTAAATGTATATGTACTAAGGTCTCTTGCTTGAGGTTGTACAAATACTTGGAAATGACCTGTGTTATCATAGGAAACTGTCCAGTTTCTAATTTGTAGTCTTCCTTCTCTAATTCTAGTTCTTGAACCACTTCCGCTAGTAGATTGTCCTAATGCTAGGTATTGTTGTGAAAATCTATATCGAAATTCATATTGAACACCTATAAAAAAGTTTAGAAATGTTACATCACCTGTAACAACCACATCATTTTGAAATTTACTTACTATAGGAAATTCAACACCTGGAGTGTTTATACTTCCTTGTCTTCCAACAACTCTAATATCATACACTCCATCACCTGCTTGAACTGAATAAGGAAGTGTAATTGTAGTTTGATTTGTAATTGGGTCATATAATTTTATTACTTGAGTATCATCTAATTTTCTATCTAAGTAAGTTAAAAAAGTTGAACCTGGGTCTACTGCCGCAGGAGCACAATCAATTTTTTCTAAAAATATACCATCAGAACTTCTATTAGTAACAAGGTATAAATCTGTGCCAATAAAATCTACGTTTAAAATTATTGTACCACTATCCCCAAATGGAATACTACCGATAACCCATTTGTGCCAAGCACTTTGTAATCTTCTTCCATCAGATACAAACCATTGATAAATGTATAAAGTATTTACTTCATCAGAACTTAAGGCTACTAAAATATTTTCATTTGATGCGTTTGCAAACTTAAATAAATTTTTCGGAATATATTTAGGTACATTTGCTGTTATGTCTTCACCTTGGTTAGTTTCACCATCAGCTTCAACATACATTTCTCTTACACCAGAAAAATTACCTTTATCAAATGCAAAGAAAATATTTGTACCAGAACCAACTGGTTGAATTTTTTTACTATTTTCATACTCTGTTGTTACAGTAACATTTACATTATTAGGTGTTAAAGATGCTCCACCTTGTAATACGAATTGTGTCTGGTCAGAAAATAGAATTAATTTTTCATCAAATGCTACAGCATGATTTAAAATAGAAACTTTACTGTGACTTACATTAACATCAATAATATCTGTGTCTAAACTATCTGTAACTGTTTGATTAAAAAATTCAAAGAACTCTCCGTTCCTTGTCATTATTACATTTTCATCTGATAGAAACCCAAGTCTGTTTCTATGGAAGAACATGTCTCTAATTTTTCTACCAACAAATGATGGAACTGGTGAACTATCTTCGTCACCTACTACTCTTTGTCCCCATGCAGGAACACTATAATTAGTTCCTTGTATTTGGTAAGTTGAACCATCTACTTCAGTTAGTCTAAAATTTCCATCTGCTGTACGGATTAATAAAATTGGCATTGTATAATAATCCAATGTAGTTTTTATTCCTGGAGCAATTGTTTCTTCCCAAACTCCAGTGGCACTTTTAAATTTTACATAATAATTAATAAAACTATTTGCGGCTGTACCTTTAATTTCAACAACCATGTTGTTAATACCTACAGCAGGTAAATCTGAAAACTGTTGAACTTCATCTTTAATTAGTTGAGAAGCTTGGTCTCCATAACCATCTGATGCACTAATGTTTAAAGTCCCAGATGATTTAACAAAGGTAATACTACTGTCTCCTAAAGCATTTATAGAAATTCCAGGAATACTTCCAATAGCTGTTATTAGTCCATCTCTTATTGTTTTAGAATTGCTTGTAGATGAAGTGTATGTGTATGTAGTTCCATCTATTCTTATAGAGTAAGGTATTGAGGTTGTTTGATTTCCAACACCAACTTTAACTGAATATACGGCCTCTTGACGTTTTGCAGGACTTGTTGTGAAATTATCCATTTCAACAGTCTGTCCTTTGTTAAGAATGTAAGTAAAATCGTTAACTGTAAGTGCAACAAAGTCACCTCTAGGATTAGATGAATTTAAATATGATGTGGCACCTGTGTCTACAACTTGTTTATTATTTCCATCAATGTCAAAAACACTAATAGCACCATCAGTAATAACAACAACATATCGTTCATTTACATCCCTGTTTATTGTGTGAATAAAAGCATTTGTAATATTATTATTGCTTAACTTAGCAATCTGTTTGCAAGGCGGTCTTTTTTTTAAACCTTCAACAACATTTGATATACCATTAAGTTGTTCAGTTGCTTGGTTGTCCAATCGCAAAATTTCTGGTTGTTGCGAAACGCCCCCAATTAAATTTGGAATACTTCTATTTATTAAACTCATTTTATGAAGTTACTTTTAAAGAACCATTTCTATTGATAGTTTTAAACTGGTCTAAACTATCGAATATATTATGGTCTGCTGTAGAAGCTTCTGCTTGTTTTAAGAATGATAATGCTCTTAGTTCATCTTCTTTAGAAAATCTGTGTAAAGCATTTGCTCCTAATGTTCTGTCGTGAAAAATTCTTGATGCTCTTATAGTAATATATCTTCTTGCTTGTTCTATAATATCTTCAAAGTCTAATAGATAAATAATATGAACATCTGAAAAGTTTTTGTCCCATACAAAACTTTCTTTAGCTAGATTGTATAAAAAACTTCCTCTTAATACTGGGTCATAGGCACTTCTATTTTCTCTTAAATGATTAAACTCGATGTGCATAACATCATTACCAATTGGAATTTTATTATTAACATCTCTAGTTAAAGAAACTTTGTAGCTTGAATTAAATTTCCATCCTTGAGATTGTACTTCTCTATTAACTTCATCAAGTATGTTAATTGCTAATGTAGCATCAACAGGTAGTATTCCTGTTAGTGTATTGATTGGACTTTCGCCAATCGTACTAAGCATTGTATTAACACTTTCTAATTTTGTTGTTCTTGAATTTGAAGCCATAATAATTTTGTGAGTGGCTAGGCGTATTGCTACGCCTAACCTTTTTATGATTACGCTGTTTTAATTAAACAAGCACTTTCTGGTCTTAGGATACCATGACCTAAAGCCATTTTTCCTACCATTAAAGTACCTTGTCTTCTAATGTCGTATTCACTTTCCATAGCTAAATCCATTAGCTTAACTGTGCCTAATGCACTTTTATGGAAAACTGTAGCCGCAACATTTTGAGCGTCTACATTGTAAGCATTGTTAGTACCAGTGATTGCCGCCGATTGGTCAGTGAAAGCTGTTACTGCTGTATTAGATTTTACAATATTAATACCTGCAACTTTAATCACAGTTCCATCAACGTATGCACCATTACCTTCAGCACCAAAATCTCTGTTCAAAATCTTATCGTTCTGAACTAATAGATAATAAGTTTGAGGTGGGACTACACAAAATCTATCTTCTGAAGGTACATCATGCTCATCAAGAGCTTGTGCACATTCAAATATAGATGTGATTAATGAAGCCGCATTTGTTTTTGCATCGGCATCTGTAATCTCAGTACCACCATTACCGCCAGTAATAGTTGATGAAGCTTGAGCCGCAAGTACAGACAATTGAAGTAGATGTTGGTCTACTTTGTTTGCAAGTGCTCTACCCATTTCTGATGTATAGATACTTCTAACATCATAATGATTTTTTGCTTCATCTAAATTGCTTAAGAAAGAATTAGATATTAATAAATCATCAATATTAATGTTTCTTTCAGCATGATTTACAGCCTTCCTGTGATTTCATTTCCTGGGGTATGATATGAAGTCGAATTAGTTCCAACTACTGGAAACTGCGCTGACTTACCAGAAGAGATAGTTCTTACCGAAGTCATCGGTAACATTTTGTTTTCTCTTTGGAAAGTAGCTAAAACTTCTCCACTCCATACTTTAAGAAAAAGACTATCTACAGAACCGCTTTGGTTTATCTGTCCAATTCTGGACACTGTTGCGTTAGCCATATTATATCTCCTTTAAAAGTTATATGGTTTGTTTGTTTTAGTTTCCTGCACATACTTCCAAAAGGTTATCTCGTTTGGCTTACTCGCAAGTAAACCTAGGAGGCAATTTTTATCTTTGTGAAGGTACACCCCTCTTAGTGAAGAGTGGATGTTATTATGAATGACCAGTATAAAATTAAAAAGAAATAGACTGGTGTAGACATTAGGATATTTTGGTTCCTAATTGCCAAGACTTTACAGCCCAATAACTTCTGCTCAAATTCTTTTGACCAGTAACTTTTGATAAGATGGCTTTGTGTCTAGCCATAAATGATTTTCTGTTTGCTGTTTTGTTTCGATTATTTTTCATCGAACTATCACCAAATCTAATAGTCTTTATATTACCTGTAGATTTGTCTTTAACATAAACTTTATATTTTTTACTTCCTTTTTTTTCTGAAATAATTTTGTTTAAAGGTTTTTTCTCTTCTGACATTATTTCTTACCACGTATCTTGCTAACAGTAGATAATCCAAAACTTCCCGAGTAGACGATTAAAACTGCCCACCAAAATTCCTGTGGAGCATTTTTCAAAATCTCAAAACCTTTCTCCATCCATGGCTGTGTAGTTGGCCAGAATATTGCAAGAAAGATTATTGTAATTTTTATAGTTAAGACTTCATCTTT